CATACGTTATAGATTACAAGACTGGAAAAAGCGCAAGATACGCTGATATTAAACAGTTAGCCATACTTAGTTTAGCTACATTTAAACATTTCCCAGAAGTAAATTATATAAAAGCAGGATTAGTTTTTTTGGTGTCTGGAGATTTAGTAAAAACTGAATATGTAAGAACGCAGGTTGAAGAGATATGGGGTAAGTTTAGTTTTGATGTAAGTAGATTAGAGAAAGCGTATGAGTTTGATGTTTGGAACCCCAAACAAAATTTTACATGTCGTAGGTATTGTCCTGTTGTAGATTGCGAACATAACGGTAGAGGTATGTATGAGTGATATGGTAAACAGCCCTAAGCATTACACAGAAGGCGGTATAGAAACCATAGATTTCATAGAAGCAAAACTTACAGGGTATGGGTTTAGAGCGTACCTGAGAGGAAATGTAATTAAATACATAAGCAGAGCAGGTAGTAAAGGCGATAGATTAGAGGATTTTAAAAAAGCGCAGTGGTATTTAAATAAGTTAATAGAAAGCGAGGAAGGTAAGTGACACACATACTATCATTCATGTTTGGCGCACTACTTATATTTTGTTTCATGGAAATAAACACTAAACAATTGAAAGACCATTTCCAATACGCTTATCAAGTAGGGCGTGATGATGGATACACATTAGGTAAAGCTGAACACGAACTTTCGCATGAACAGATGGTTTATGAATGTGAGCGACTCCACTGGGAAATGCTTGATGGGAAAGCAAGATAATGGAATTAAACAAATGGTGCCAAGCCTGTCAGCAATATAAGAAGCCTAGCCTAGGTAAAATTATTGTTCGAGGTAGAAATAAGCGTTTTCAATGCAACAGTTGTATTCAACGAATGTCTCAATCTTACTTGAAAAGGAGTGCTTAGTGACTGAGTTGATTAAGATGGACGGATTGGACAAAGCCCTGATTGGTCGTTCGTGTATATGGGATAGTACAGGTCGGCAAGAAGATCGGCTTGTATATTCGGGAGAAAAGATAGTTGCCATACTCATTGCACGAGATGGTATGACAGCAGACGAAGCTCTTGAATATATTGAGTTCGATATTGAGGGGGCATATGTTGGAGAGCAAACCCCAATAGTTATGTGGTCAGAGTTTATTGAAGAGTTAAAAGAAGAGTACGGCATGGAGCAAGATGACTGAGCCGCGAATCTATTGCAAAACTTGCAATGAATTTAAACCAGTTGGTTACTATGGTGGGCGTAATAAAAGTGGTTGGCTATGTAAAAATTGTCACAACAAAGAAAAGGACAAAGTAGATGAACGACAAAATCGCAGGGAAGTTTAAAGATATGTTAACGCCATACGACAAAGCAGAACTTAAAGATGCTGATGAGAAACTAACTGCTGCTGCCGAACAGGTTGCTTTAGATTTGGGAGATGGTTTTGGTATATCCGAAAAAGAACACGTAGGCTTAAACATATCACCTATAACACAACCAAAAGTTAAATCTATTCTGGTTGCCACGCCCATGTATGGTGGTATGTGTACAGGTCATTACACTATTGCGTTGATGAACTCTATCAATACACTTAAAGGTTTACAGGTAGAGACTTTGTTAGCAAGTTTAATGAATGAGTCTTTAATACCTCGTGCAAGAAATGAGTTAGTTAGATTATTTCTAAACGAAACGCAATGTTCTCACATAATGTTTATAGATGCTGACATGTATTTTAACGATCAGGCCATTGCTACTTTATACAAAGCAGATAAAGATATTGCTTGTGGGATATACCCGAAGAAAGAACTTGATTGGGGTAAAGTTTCTATGGCTGCGAACAAGGGCGAAACTGACTTACCTAATCACTCTTCTTCGTTTGTATTAAACCTGCCGCATGGGGTCAAGAAAGTAGAGCCTGATGCTGATGGTATGGTGGAGGTGCGGCACGGTGGCACAGGATTTATGCTTATTAAAAGAGAGGTTTTTGAAAAGTTAGCAGAACATGTACCTGAATACAGAGCGTCTACAAAACAAAACGAAAAGGGAGAGTTTGTTAGACCCCTTGTAAAACAATTCTTTGACACAAGCATTGATGAGACAGGCTGTTTATTATCTGAGGATTATCATTTCTGTGCTTTGTGGAGAAAGCATGGTGGTAAAGTTTTTGCGAATACTAAGTTAAAATTTAACCACATAGGTACACATATTTTTGGTGGAAGTATAGATTAATTTACATAAGGAAAGAGAATGGACAGTTACAGTCAATTTATAGCAAAAAGCAGATACGCAAGGTACATTGAAAGTGCAAACAAAAGGGAGACTTGGAAAGAAACAGTACAAAGGTATATGGATTTTATGGTAGGCCATCTTGAGTCTAACGTAGGCCACATAGTTGACCCTGTTACAAAAAACAAGGTACAAAGGGCGATAGAAAACTTAGAAGTTGTTCCTAGCATGAGAGCAATTATGACAAGTGGCAAAGCGTTAGCCCGTGACAATGTAGCCGGGTACAATTGTTCTTACCTCCCGATTGACGATCCGAAGTCGTTCGATGAGGCGATGTATATTTTACTTTGTGGCACGGGAGTAGGTTTTTCCGTAGAGCAAAAATACATTTCTAAGTTACCAGAAGTCCCTGAGAAGTTGTTTGAGTCGGAGACTACTATTGTGGTATCTGATTCTAAGGAAGGGTGGGCTAAAGGTTATAGACAATTACTTGCATTATTATGGTCTGGCGAAGTACCAAAATACGACCTTAGAAAAATACGTCCTGCTGGCGCACCATTAAAAACTTTTGGCGGTAGAGCATCTGGACCAGAGCCATTAAAACAGTTGTTTGAATTTACTATATATAAGTTTAAGCAAAGCCTAGGCAAGAAGCTGTCATCTATAGATTGTCACGACATCATGTGTATGATAGGCCAAGTAGTCGTAGTAGGCGGTGTTCGTAGATCAGCAATGATTTCTTTATCTGAACTTGAAGACGATAAGATGAGAGCTTGTAAGTCTGGGGCGTGGTGGAATGGTAACGGACATAGAGCTTTGGCTAATAACTCTGCTGTGTATGAACAAAAGCCTGATGTGAGTCAGTTCTTAAAAGAGTGGACTAGTCTTTACGAAAGCAAATCGGGTGAACGTGGAATGTTCTCAAGGGATGCCGCTAAACGCCAAGTAGCTAAAAATGGAAGAAGAGATGCAAATTATGAGTGGGGAACAAACCCCTGTTCAGAAATTTTGCTTAGACCATACGGTTTTTGCAACCTGTCAGAGGTTGTGGTACGTGAGAATGATACGTTAGAAAGCCTTAAAGAAAAGGTAGAGGTTGCTACCATTCTAGGCACATGGCAATCAACACTCACAAATTTCCCTTACTTACGTAAAATATGGAAGAAGAATACAGAAGAAGAACGGTTGCTAGGTGTTAGCTTTACGGGTATCCTTGACAACAAATGGATGGGGGAGGTTTGCGATGACACAAGAAACAAACTTGAGCAACTTAGAGATCATTCAATCAAAGTTAACAAAGAGCTTTCAACTATTATGGGAGTTCCTCAGTCTGCTGCTATTACTTGCGTCAAACCTAGTGGTACTGTGTCTCAGCTTGCTAACTCTGCCTCTGGTATTCACACTCGCCATAGCCCTTATTACATACGTAGGGTTCGTGGAGACAAAAAAGACCCTCTTACAGCGTTCTTAAAAGAGTCAGGGGTTCCAACGGAAGACTGTGTTATGAAACCAGATTCGACAGTAGTGTTCTCTTTCCCTATAAAAGCTCCAGATGGTGCTAGAGTTAGAGAAGACCTCACAGCAATACAACATCTTGAGCTTTGGTTGATGTATCAACAGCATTGGTGCGAACATAAACCAAGCGTTACTATATCAGTCAAAGAAGAAGAGTGGTTAGAAGTTGGTGCTTGGGTGTGGAAAAACTTTGACGACATATCAGGCATATCTTTCTTGCCACATGATGGTGGAACTTACCGACAAGCCCCATACGAAGAGTGTACTAAAGAGGAGTATGAAATAATGGCATTTAAAATGCCTAAAGAAATAGATTGGGATAAATTAATAGAACACAACGACAACGTGACTGGCACTCAGGAGTTGGCATGTGTAGCCGGAAGTTGTGAAATAACATAGGAGGTAATTATGCCTTATAAAAATAAACCTAGACCCTACAAAAAAGAGTACGAACAGCAAAAGGAACGTAAAGAGCAACCACTTCGTAATGCTAGGGAACGCGCTAGACGTAAAATAGATAAACTTGGTATAGACAGAAAGGGTAAAGATGTTGACCACATAAAAGCCCTTACCAAAGGAGGAACTAACGACCGCAAAAACTTACGTGTGGTATCTAAAAACAAGAACAGATCCTTTAAACGAAAAAGAGATAGGTCAGTTGCATAATGCAAATTATAGATAATAAAGCCTTATTGGTTAGCACTAAGTACCCAGACAAAATTATTTCTAACATAACAAAAAGTAAGATAGTCCAAAGGTACAACGAGTCCGCAGAAGTTCTTGTTAGTTGGGGTTTTGAGGAGGCTAAACAGTTAAGCGAACTTAACATAAAAAATGTGCCCTCCCCTATAGAAAGAGATTACGACTGGCCGGGACAGTACACACCCATGGACCACCAAAAGACCACATCTTCATTCTTGTCTATTACAAAAAGAGGGTTTTGTTTTAACGAACAAGGTACGGGCAAAACCGCTTCTGCTATTTGGGCAGCAGACTATTTACTAAACAAGGGCATAATCAAAAAAATTCTTGTAGTGTGCCCTTTGTCCATTATGTTTTCTGCGTGGGAAGCCGACTTGTTTAAGTTTGCAATACATAGAAAAGTAAATGTAGCTTATGGTTCTCGTAGAAAAAGACAAGAGATACTAGGTACGGATGCAGAGTTTGTAATTATTAACTATGACGGGATTGAAATAGTAGAAGAAGAAATAAAAGCCGCTAATTTTGACCTAATAATTATAGATGAGGCAAACGCATATAAGTCCGTGACTACTAAAAGATGGAAAGCTATGAAACGATTAATAGGTATAAAAACTTGGCTTTGGATGATGACCGGAACTCCTGCTGCACAGTCACCAGTAGATGCGTTTGGTTTAGGTAAACTATGCGTTCCTGATAGATGCCCCAATTTTTTTGGTCGGTTCAGAGACTTGGTTATGTCAAACGTAGGTAGGTTTAAATGGATACCTAGAGACACTGCAGGAGATACTGTGTTTAGAATACTGCAACCAGCTATCCGTTTTACGAAGAAAGAATGTTTAGACTTGCCAGAAGTTACTCATGTATTTAGGGAGGCTAAACTTACCCCCCAACAGAACAAGTACTACAAAGATTTAAAAAAGCATATGTTTATAACTGCTGCGGGAGAAGAGATAAGCTCAGTCAATGCGGCTGTTAATTTAAATAAACTTTTACAAATATCAGGAGGTGCAGTATACACCGACAACAAAGAGGTAATAGAGTTTGATGTTT